TAGAAACTTCACCGTTAGTGTACGTCTTGCTTTGTGTTGCTTTAACTACGTTAACGTGCTGGGTTACAGACGACTCACTAATGTACGCATCAGGCACAGTAGCCCACGTTACGTTAGCAGTAAGATTGTTAAGTTCTACAATAGTAGGATAGGTAGTCAATACCCAGTTACGCACAGCGGCGTTTGTAGGTATCTGTGTGTCGCTGTTAGTAAAAGTTTCGCCAGAGGTTGTAATAGCCCCTGCGTCCATGTCAGAGAACGTAACGCTAGTCAGGTAGCCCTGTGTTGCGTGGTTACCCCAGCCAAACGCTGTGTCCCAGTTAGATACGTTGAGGTTAGAGCCTGTGACAGCACCAGAGAACGTACCCGTAGTTCCTGACACAGCGCCTGAGAACGTACCTGTAGTGCCTGAGATAGCGGCAGGAGTAGACCCACCGATCACAGCACCATCAATAGAACCACCGTCAATGTTAGCTGTGGTAGCCGTCAGGGAACTAAATGTACCAGCCGCAGGAGTAGTACCACCGATTACAGTGTTGTCTACGGTTCCTGCGTTGATGTCTGCTGTAGTAGCAACAAGAGAACTAAACGTACCAGCGCCAGCACTAGAGCCACCAATGGTAACTCCGTCTACAGTACCGCCGTTGATGTCTGCTGTTGTTGCTGTGAGAGAACTGAACGTACCAGCGCCAGCCGATGAACCACCAATGGTTACACCGTCAATAGTACCACCGTTGATGTCAACAGTAGTCACAGAACCTAGATTAGAAACTGTAGCACCAGTAAAGTTAATTGTACCTGTGCCTGTTAGATCAGCAAAGGTAGCAGTGCCAGTAAACGTAGGGCCAGCTAGATCAGACTTAGTAGCAACCGCTACTGAAATAGCGTTAAATTCGGTATCAAACTCTGAGCCACGGATAACCTTATTAGTGTCACCTGTAGGCAAAGAGTCCTTAGCTGTAAAGTTTGTTGATTTTACGTAGTTGGACATAAGGCTTTCCTATCCGTTATCTTTTAGTTAACCGCCCTGTCATCAAGACGTTTAAATAAAAGGGGGCCACGAAGACCCCCAGAGAGAGTAGCTTACTCGTCGCAGACAGCGAGGATGAATCCTGCTTCGGGACGATAAGTCTCAACACCGTACAGCGTGTCAGACGTAAACAGCGTAGACAGGTATTCCTGCTTGTACTGTGTCTGAGAACGTACAGCCAGTTGCTCTGCCATTACCAAAGCATCCTTGTGGAAGAACAAGCAACCACGAGTATCAGCGGTAGAAGCAGTGTTTTGAGCGGCAACTTCCAGTACAGGAGCGTTGCTAGACACGTAGATGTCTACACCGTACAGGTTACCAATCAGACCTGACTCAACGCCACGGCCTCCAACGAAGTCGGAAGACACGTAACGATCAATGCCCATGATTGACTTACGAACAGCAGGAGGAATTACGAGAACTCGTCCGTCCATAGGTACGTCAGCATCGTCCATCAGCTTGATAGCCTCACGGAAGCCAAGGTCAGTGAAGTTGTCACCAGTAGTAACAGTGTCAACAGCGTAAGCCGCAAGGCCAGCGGCGGCATTGAAGTAGTAGCTGTTGCTGTTTACCCAGTTAGCACCAGTGTTGGCAGGAGTAGCAGTACGAGTACCGTCACCAAAGCCAGTAGCGGCGTTAATCAGGTCAGTGTCAACTTGCAGAGCCAGTTGGTAACCAGCGTCTTCAGTGTAGAACTGTCGCAGAGAAGACAGAGCCTGTACTTCTACGATGTCCTCAATCAGACGAGAGTACTCAAAGTGACGGTCAACAGTGACAGTCAACTCTGACTCAAGGTTAGCCTGAATGGTTACCGCAACAGCTTCTGCCTTAGCGTTAGCTGATCCACGGATGGGCTTAGGAATGTGAATAACGTCACCCTTCTTGCCGGTCATAGACAGACGCTTGACAAGGGGAGCCATCTTCAGGTTCTTTTGGTAAGCGGCAATAATTTCATCCGACCAAATTTCGGGGATAAAAGTACCCGCCGCAGTTTTGTCTACTACAGCATTAGCTGTAAAATATGCACCAGAGGTTTCACCAGCCATTTTAATTCTCCTTAAAGGTTAGGCTAGCGTACACGACCCTCTGCGTATGCTTTCAATAGTTCGTCTGAAAGACTTTGGTAACGCTCTGGGTCTGTTCGCATAAGTTTAATAATGTCAGCACGACGATAAACTTTCTTGCGTGATGCCTCTGCTGTTCCGCGAGCGTTGCCTGTGCTGGCTGACTTCAAGGTGTTCTTACGTGCCTGTTTTTCAACGTTGGCGGTCTGCTGTGCTACGCTTGCTCTCTCTTTCCAGAGACTGAACAACTCGTCAGCCGCATCGTAGTCGTACCCTTGGTCTGCCTGAACAAACAACTGTGTTCGGACTTTTGACCCCTTGATCCACTCAGCAAAACTGGCGTCTTGCAGTATACTCTCCATATCAGGATGCTTGGATTTCAACTGTGAAAGAGTAGCCTGTTGTCTAGCCTGTTGTGTGTAGGCTTCTGCTTCCCTGATCTTAGGGTGGTTATCTATAGCTCTGTTAACAGCGGACTGTGGATCTACAAAGAAATCTACGTCATCGTCTTCTTGTTGCTGTTGTTGAGGTGCTTGTTGATTTGAGAGTTGTGTCTGGATGTAGTCATCAACGACCTTTCGTAACTCACCAACTTCCGTACTCTGTTTGCCTGAAAACTTCTCAAGCTCTTGGTGCATCTGTACAAGGTCTTCTACAGACTTACCACGGTACTTTTCGGGGACTTCTGGTTCTTGAGGTTGTTCCTCTTCTTGAGGAGTCTCTACAGTGTCTGTGGTTAGTTCTTCAGTTGTTTCCGTTGGTTCTTCTTCAGGACGCTCATCAAGTAATTGTGCTCGTGACATAATGTAAACTTACCCCGCCTATTATTAAGGTTATGGAGGATTAAAATGGGAAGTGACCTAAGACTAGGATTCCCGACTAGATCGCCCAGCGTTCTCATGTTCACGTACCCACTTCATGTGTCTGCCGGGGAAGTCCCCAGAAGACCCTTCAAGTACATGCTGAGTTGCTGATACGATTTTTGTAGCGTTGGCTCCACATCCGCACCTACTGGATGTAGTGTTGCCATCTACAAATTCTTCAAAGATATGTCCGTTTGTACAGCGAAAATCAAATACTTTAATCATCGCTTTTTGTCAACTCGTCGTAGTTATTGTTAGTAGTAGTTTCAAAGTTGATTAGATAAGCAAGTACGTTGAGTTGCCCCTTACGAACAAACAAATCGTTTTCATCTTTAGTTGCTTCTACGCTGTTAATTACGACAGCATTTTGAGTAAGTTCTTCAATTAGCTGTTTCCAACCAGCGGTTCTAAACAGGTCAAAGTACTTGTTGTAGTATTGTTCAGTTTCTTGATCTAGTGAGGCCATACGGTTGTCTCTATATCTCCTATTATAACATATTTTTGACTAAAAGTCAAGCATTATTTTACGGTATTATTACCGATTCTTTTTAGCTGTTTTAGCCGCTTTTTTAAACGCTTTGGCTGTAGGAGCGCCCCTAGATCCGGGTCTACGCATCGTTTCACCAGAACCAGCGGCAATTCTTTTGCGTTTTGCGTGAATATTACTGTACAATCCCCTAGCCATCGTTATTTACCCTTTGGCTTTTTTTTTCTTTTTACCTGTGCTATACATTAGCTTTCTCCTTTGCTTTTTTAGACAAATCCTTGTAGTGAAACAGTTTTACAGAGGTCTTGCCGTGGGTTTTGCCTGTGTGGAGCGAACCATCAGGCATCTTGTGCGTGTTCCCTGACCACAGGGTTCCGTCACGCTTGTAGTGCTTTACGCCTTTAGCCATATTAATTTACCGTATGTACCTTAGTTATAGAGTTTACCCATGACGTAGGTATAACCAGTTCTGCGTCTCCTTCTGTTACTTTTCCGTCTTCTATTAACACATGAGGACAAATAATTAACTTGTATTCATCGTTGTGCAAAAGAGTACCAACAGAAATTGCAGTAGCTGGTTCAAGAGATTGTAACTCTTTTATATCTCTCCAGCCCACGTTTGCTCCTCCTTGAGCGTCTTTCCAAACAACACAGTAAATATCTACCATTTTACCTTGTTTGCCCAGTAAGCCGCCGAGCATTTGCCTTTGGCTATGTTTTTAGCGTGACGAGCCTTAAAGGACTTACGCCTCGCCTTCTCCTTAGCAGTCTTAGGACTCTTTCCAGCACCACTGACTCCTTGTTGTCCAAATCGTATGGTCTTTACTTTACCGTCTTCACACTTAGCCACCACAACGTGTGACTTCGTGGGGTGATTAGGAGTCCTCTTTGGCTTGTTGTACCCGCTTACTCCCGCTCTTGCTAGTCTTGGGTCTTTCTTGCTCATTGACCTTGGCCTCCAACTGGTCCAATTTGACTTGGAGTTGTTCTATCTTGTTGAACTGGTCTTGGAATGCGTTGTTGATCTGGTCTAGGAATTTGGTCATTTCCACTTGTGTCATTAGCACGGGGTGTTGCTCCTCTAGATGCTTGGTTGTTTAGGTTTTTCTCTTTTAACGCCACTTCAGCAATCTTCAGCCTACGCTCAAACTCTTTGTCGTCGGCGTCACCTTCTCTGAGGTTTCGTGTGATTGCCTCAATCTTATCAATCTCAAGCTCCTGTGGCGCAAGCTGTGAATCAACAGCGTACTTAGTAGCTCTAGCCTGAGACTCTGCGGCCTGACCCTGTAGAGCGGCAGTCTGCGCTTGCTGGAACTCAAGCTGTGATTGTTGAGCCATCTGTGCCATCTGCTGTGCTTGAGGATCAGGTTGTGAAGCCTGTTGCATTGCCGCAATAAGCTCCTCACGGTTACTGAGGTTCATGTTGTCAATGATGCTCTGGATCAGCACAGGGTACAGTGGGCTGTCTTGCTTCATAGTCTGCAAGAGTTGCACCAACTGTGTAACCTCGTACTCACGAGCGATGATACCCAGAGTACTCGTAGCGTTGAACTTGTAGTCAGCTACGGGGTAGTTCTCAGGGTCAAACTGCATGTACCGGTGTGCGGCTTTAGTTACAAACGGCAGTAGGAAAGACTGCTGGAAGTTTATAAGAGTGCGCTTATGCCGCTTAATAATAGCACCAAGAGACATACTAATGCCAGCGGCAGTAGCTTCACCATTGACTTGTCCCGCAATGCCAGCGGAATCCACGGCTCCAGTTGCTTGTTGCACCATCTGTTGAAGGCTAGCGGCTTGTGCAAAAGTGATTTGCCCCACTTGACCAAAGTTGAAAGGTTGAAGTACTTCACGGGGATCTCCATTAGTTAGTATCATCTTGCCGGGGCGAACTTCTGGTCTAGCGCCTCTAGGCAATCTAGTTGCGTCAATCGCCAGCATAGGATGAATAGTGAGTGACAGGGCGTCAATACGTGCGCGTAGCTCTGTGTCTAGAGCCTTCTGGCTGTTGTAGCCCTTCTCGCACACGCCTCTGCCCCAGAACCGTCCGGGTACTACGTCCCAAGGGAACGCAACAATAGGACGGTCTTGCATCATGTAAGGGTTAGCTTCGGCTTTCAAGAGTGTACCGCCGTTAGCGATAACTACGATAGCCTCAACGTACTTTGACTCATCGTCTACGTCTACGTCTTCAGCCTCTAGCAACTCACGAGGCACTAAACCGTAGTACTTCGTCAGACGTACCTTGTCGTCGTTGTAGATCGTTAGGTCTTGGTCAGGCTCTAGGTCGTTGTCAGGGGCCGCAGACTCAATGTAAGCGTCCCTGTACACGCCTTGCTCCTGTAGTAGCTCTACGCTGTGCTTAGACACAAACTCGTCCACAGCGACACCCATAGCGTCCTCAACGGACGTAGCCACAGGATCAATCAGGAAGTTCTGAGGCAACACGGGCTTCAGCTTTACTACAACCCTGTCGGTAATGTTTACACCCACAGCAGTCAACTGTCCGTCCATGATCGGCTGGGTAGCCGGGGCCATTTCTTTGATCTCTTCCAGCGTGATCTCACCGATACCTGTGCCAAACACAGCGGCATTGATGAGGCACTCAGCTACAGCCTTACGTACCTTACAGGCTTCAAAGTCTTCAGCTAGCTTCTTGCGGAGGTACAGGATGTCCTGCTTGTCTTGGTCGTTTGCGTCATCAGAGATGTCAAACCACTTACCTCTGCCAAACGTGGCTTCCTCTAGCTCTGCTACGTTAGACTCTACAGCCTGCTGAAGCGCAGGAGAGATAATTCTAGAACGCTCCGATGCTCTCTCGGAGTCAGCAGGGTCCCATTGACCTCGCCATAGCCTATAGTATTCTTCAAATTTTTCTTCGTAGTTTGACTCATAGTGATCTCTCCAGTTTTCACACTTGGTCATCACCCACTCTTCCAGAGACTCCTCTATCATCAGAGGGTCTGGGCTGTATAGTTCTTCTGCCATCTTATGTTCCTTAAAGTACGGCAACGCAGTACCCTAGTGTAAAAAACACTACAGTACTGATTGCGTATATTCCGTAGGTATTGAAGGGTCTGAAAACTTTCATCTAGTATCCTGCTACTACGTCTAGTATCTCGTGGTCGTCAATCTCAAAGTCGTAACTGTACGCTACCTTAGCTAACTGGTCTATGTACGCCAGTGCGTCAACCAAGTCGTCGTGGGTCAAGGCGTCAGGAAACTGGAAAAGTTGGTCCAAGAACCTACTGTTCCACTCTCCTTTGCTTAGGGTTACGTATCCGTTCTCAAAGCGCCCCTGTAGCGCCCACATTACCCTGTCAGTCTTCTTCTTGTTACCGTGGGTTAACTCTTCTACCCTGAAGAACTGCCCGTAGCGTTTCATCAGGTCCATCAAGGGACTCATGACTGCTTGTTTTGCAATTCCTCGTTCAATACCAACGCTAACGGGTCTGTAGTCTCTAACGGCCTGAAATATCTTGGTGGCAGTCTCGTTAAGCTCCCACCGCCCATGTATAATGTTATCAACGTACCAACCATCAGTACCAACTTTAACGACAGCGATTGCGGTTTCATCTAGTTTAGTGTTCTTCGTCCGTTTCTTGTTTACGTCCTCAAAGCCAGCCAAGTCAACAGCGATGTAGTAGTCTCCGTCTTCTGGTTCTTCTCCGAACTGGATCCAGTCTTCTTTAAACATTTCTGAGCCTCTGGCTTCAAACGAGGCCATGAACTCTTGTCTAAAGGCGTAACTTGACATTGACTTTTTTGCCATGTCAATTTCGTTTGGGTCCAAGATGGGATTATCGTAGCTGGTGAAATGCCAGCCCCTGTAAGTCTCATCGTCACCTAGCTCTGCGTACTTGTACAGTTCGTAAAAGTGGTTCCTGCCCATAGGCGTACCTATGAACAAAGCTGATCCCTTCTGGTCAGCCAGTGCTGGACGGAGTATTTGCTCCCATACGTCAGGCTTCATGTCTGCGTACTCGTCCATCACGAGAAACTTCAAGGACACACCACGCATTGTCTCTGGCCTGTCGGCTCCCTTGAGACTAATCGTGGACCCGTTGACCAGCCTGATCTGCAAGTTATTTATGTGTGATCCTACAATCACAGGGTGTCCTAGCTCCAACAGAGTCTGCCACATGATGTCACGGGCTTGTCCCTGCGTGGGCGCAACGTAAAAAACGTGTCCTTTGTCGGACTGTAGGGCGTTAATAATTAACATCCAAGCGGCTAGGCGAGACTTCCCTGTCCTTCGCCCAGCGGCTACTACCTTGAACCGTGTTGGATCAGAGTAGACCTCTTGTTGCCACGGCAACAGTTGTACGTTTAGGTCTGTCAAGTTTTAGCCTTGGCAAGCCCTCTGCCACATTTGATCGTCAAACGTGTAGCCGTTTTGGAACGGTACGTAAGTTTCACACCACTCGTCAGAACCCGGCTCCATGCCGTCAGTTTCTGCTGGTACAAAGTCACGCTTGGCGTTAGGTTTCAACGGCCTAAAGTGTACGCCACCAGTAGTGTACGTTGTTTTAGCAAAGACGTTGTGGTTTGCTACTACAACAAACTCACCGTTTTCTAGCGTGTACGTAGAGCCGTCGTTGTAGTGAATGACGGTCTGTCCAAAAACAGCAGATGAAAACAGAAAAAGAGAGGCTAAAAGATATTTCATCATTGAGTTGTTTCTCCTGTGAGATTGAGAGATGTTAGTGCTTCGTTAAAGTCTTTAGATCCACCAAAGTGGTAGAATATTTGTGGTATAGACCGCTTCCCTGTCATCGTTTCCACCAAATCCCAACCAGCTTGACCGGGAGGTATCTCAACGTACTTGTACTCCATGTTGAGTTCTTTTAAGGTCTTCTTAGTTCTTCTGCAAGCAGGACACCAATCAGCACCTAGAAAAGTAATCATTTTTATGCACCGTTGAAGTTGACAAACACAGGCGGCTGTGGCAAAAGGTCTATAGTTAAAACAACTTCTATATTTCCTGTTGCTGATGACGCCTGTGCTTTTACTGTTTCGTTTTCGTGTAAAACAAAAACTACACCAGATCCTGAGTCTCCAAGTATTTCTTTGTTTCCAGAGTTAATGGTAGTGCCATCAAAAATGTACACTTGAGGCGTACCGCCAATTTCCCAGAAGAGGTCTACTTGGTTCGTAGAGCCTCCGTGGTTGGCAACAAAGACGTACTTTACGTGTGCTACGTGTCCGCTAGGAATAGTCAGTATGGACTGTTCTGTGTTGTCTGTTAGAGTCTTGTGTCTTGTGTATAACATCAATACGTCCAAATCACAGGAGCAGAACCCCGTGTGTCTACGTGAATAAAGTCACTAGCGACACCGATACCAGTAAAACCCATTGCCAAAGCTTCTCTTATTATCGCGTACCGTTGGGCAGAGTTAGTTATTTTTATGTCTGCCGCTATGCCTTGCGCGTGAGTTCCCGGTACGTCTTTCTTTGCTTCTATCGGGTGCTGGACGGATCTAAAGCCGCTAGTGATAACAAAAGGAAAACCACACCGACCCCTAAGTTCATCTACCATTTCCATGAACTCAGGTTCCATGTTGTTTTCACCTGTGTGTTGACAGTTGAACTCGTCTACTGTAAAGTGTTTCAAGATGCTTTGGTCCTCAAGTACTCAAAGAAGAGGGTAGATTGGCCTTCGGCCTCGTCAATCAGCGAGTTCGCCTTCAATAGTACTACTCTCTGGATAGCTAGAATCAACTGTTGCGCCTCCAACCCCAGTGATATTAATCTGGATCGCACTTCTGCCTCCATCTTTGGTGACCTCCTTCTCAAATGCACCTACAGGTAGTATCCTGTCCATTACCAGCTTCCACGCGGCCGCTTGGTTCTTGTGGTCGTGGTCCAGTGCGGCCTCAAATATCGTCTCTAGGACTCTAACTGACTTGGGACTCGCTAGCATACGAGCTTTGTACTCGTTAATTATAGCGGCGTCACCCTTTGGACGCCCACGGACCCCTCTGCCGCCCTTAGACTTAGCTGATATTTCTTTCTTTTTTGGTCTACCCCTAGACCTCTTACGTAGATTTATCTCTTTTCTAGCCTCTGCTTGGGCTTCTAGGGTGTTTTCTTGAGGTTCTAGGGTGTCATCTCCCGACATTCTCCTGTTTCCTTGTGTTTAACGCTAGTTCGCATGAGTCCCCTACCTAAGATGTTACAGATGAGGGGATCTATACGAACTATTTATTGTGTAAACTTAGCCCAACACCTGATCTACTAAATACATCCTAGTATCTGCCTATTATTATACCATATTTTTACTCAAAAGTCAAGCATTATTTATAGTAAATAAGTCACAAGTTATACTTAGGGACACTGTATTTACACTTGTGGCCCCGGCCTGAGTAAATCACGAGGTAAATCAGGAGGTTGTACACGAGTTAAAACCACTTTTTTTTACCTATTTTTTAGCTGATTTGACTCTTTTGGGTGCCTGAGTAGCTACAACTATAATTAACACAGGTCAACCCCCTCCCCCCGTGTCTAACACAAGCCCACCCCGATGTCAACGTAAATAATACCAAAGAAGTTGGCACAGTATTTGCTAATGCAAGACTCATGCCAACACGGGAAGCTACAGGAGTTGGCACGATTCTTGCTAATGCAAAACCTATGCCAACACAAGGGGCCGCCAAAGTTGGCACACTTATTGCTAATGCAAAACTTATGCCAACATCCGCAGTTGAAACTTGTGAATATTCACGTAGACACGAGTGTGTGAACCAGTGTAGGACCCTCTAGCTGGCACGGTTCTTGCTTGTGTCAAACTTGGCACGATGTTTGCTTATGAAACTATTGGCATAAATGATGTCAGCAGTCTGACAGTGATTCTAAGGGTAAAGCCACAGTGACAACATCGGTAAACCATTGATTTATAACGATATAAAAATATGTAAAATTACCACTTGTGTTCTGTCTCTGGACGCATTAACTTAAACACATGGCGAGCGGGGACACACAGCCACCCCAAACGGAGACAACAACA